CCTGTACAAGCAAGAGAATTAACAGGTCTTCAGTCTATATTACAGAATCAAATTGAAAAATTTGGTCAACATTTTTTCAAAGAGGGTGCAAAAGTAATACCAGGTAATACTGCGTATTCTTCTGAGTATTTTGCTGTAGAATTAAATAATAGTCATTTAGGAGTTCCCGTAGAATTTTATATAGATCAACTAATTGATAGAAAGATAATTGGTGCAACAACAGGAGTAACAGCGATAATTAAACAAATTCTTAACTCTGAGAATAGTGAGAATGGTAATTTAACACTATACATTTCATATATGTCTTCTGGTGTAGAAGATAGCACTATTAAGACGTTTGCTGATGGAGAATTATTAATAGCAGATAGTGATATCGTTTCAGGCCCTGAAAACAATGCGTTCATACCAACTGGCGAATCATTCGCTTCATGTATTGCAAATAATGCAACATCAACTGCTGCTTCTTTTTCAATATCTAACGGTGTATATTTTATAAGGGGTAGTTTTGTTCAAGTTCAAGATGAAACTATAATACTATCACAATATACAAACACTCCTAGTGCTAGAATAGGTTTGAGAATAGAGGAAGATATAATTAATGCAGATGAAGATGAAACATTAGCAGATAACTCAAAAGGATTTAATAATTATGCTGCACCTGGTGCAGATCGTTTAAAAATATCAGTTAGTTTGTTTGCAAAACCATTAGATGACTTTAATGATTCCAATTTTGTTGAATTAGCTGTTATCGAAGATGGTATTTTAAGAACTCAATCCAAGAATACAAATTATGGTTTTATTAGGGATGAATTAGCTCGTAGAACATTCGCAGAATCTGGCGATTACATGACCAAAAGTTTCAGTGTTTCTTTGAAAGATTCTTTAAATGATAATGTAGGTAACAATGGAATATATCAAGCAGGTCGATTTACTCAAGGTGGAACATTAGCAAATGATGATCTTGCAGTTTATCAAGTATCACCAGGTAAAGCATTTGTAAAAGGATATGAGGTAGAGACCATAAGTTCTACTTACATAGATTGCCCAAAACCAAGAACTTCAAAAACATTAGAAAATCAGGGTGTATCGTATAAAACAGGAAATGCGGTAAGACTTAATAATGTTCAAGGTGTTCCTCAGATAGGATTTGGAAACACTTATATTGTAAGTCTAAGGGATCAAAGAATTGGTAGTGCTTTAACAACTGCTGGTGGTAGTGAAATCGGTGTTGCGAGAGTTTATGATTTTGCATTGGAGTCTGGTTCATACTCAACATCCAACTCTAGATTAAATGAATGGGATGCTTCACTCTATGATGTTCAACTATTTTCAAAAATAACTTTAAATGAACCAGTATCATTTTCAATACCAACTCAAATTAAAGGAAAGTATAGTGGTGCTTCAGGATTTTTAGTTAATGCTGTTAGTAATAGCACATCTTTAGTAGTTTACGATAAAACTGGAGAATTTATTCAAAATGAACCATTTGAAATAAACGGTATTGCAAATAATCGTGTTGCTGTCGCAGTAACATCCTTTGGAATGCAAGATGTAAAATCAATATATGGAGGCCCTGATTTGGGTGCTGTTGGTTTTGCAAAGTCATTTAATGGAGATGTGATACAAAGACCAATATTTGATTTTGGTACAGCAGGAATATCATCAAGTCACTCTGGAATATGCACAATTACTAGCGAAAGTTCTTTATTTCCTGGCTCATTAAAGGTAAATAACATTCTATCATTTGGTGGTTTAGGTAATAATGTTCCAACATTTGTAAGAATTACTGACGTTGGCACTAATGATGTGACTGTTGTAGGTGTTCAAGCAGTGACTGGAGTTGTAAGTAGTGACGTTCCAGCAACTACAACACAAGTTTCTAGTTTGAAACTTCAAGCGACACCTTTAGAAAGATCTGTTGATAATAGATTATACTCATTATTACCAAAAGTTCTTGTCTCAGATGTCGATCTTTCTAGTTCAACTATAACAATTAGAAAACAATTTACAGTTGATATTACTCTTAATGGTAATACAGGGTTAGGTCAATTATCATCTGCTTTAGCTGCTGGCACAAATGAAACATTCTTACCTTTTGATGAAGAAAGATATGTTGTCATGAGACCTGATGGAACAACAGTAGCTTTGACTGAGAATATGTTTAGGTTCTCTTCAGGTAATACAGTTTTACAGATAGTTGGATTAGGAGCAGCAGTTGGTGGAGCAACATTAATTGCAACTCTTCAAAAATCAAAACCAACAGAAAAATTAAAAAAATTAGATCGAGTAAAATCTATAATAGTAGATAAATCAAAATTATCTGGATCTGGTATTGGTGGAACAACATTAAATAATGGTTTAACATTTGGTAGTTTTCCAATAGGAACTAGGGTTGAAGATGAGAAAATCATATTAAATGAAGCGGATGTTGTTAGAATTCAAGGTATTTTTGAATCAACTGATACATCAGAAGCAACTGCACCTAAAATGACATTAACGTCTTTAAATGGGCCTTCTGGAAAAACAACAGATTTGGTAGTTGGTGAAAAGTTAACTGGTCAAAATAGTGGTGCTGTTGCAATTGTTTCAGAAATTGTAACTGACGCACAAATTACATACATTGTTAAAAATGAAACTGCATTTGATGAAGGTGAAATTGTACAATTTGAAGAATCAACAGTTCAAGGTTTAATTACAACTTTAGATAATACTAGTAGAAATATCTCTGCGAATTATACATTTAATAATGGTCAAAGAAGCACTTTCTATGATTACGGATTTATCACAAGGAAGTCAAATGCAAAAGCACCTAAAAAACAACTGAAAATATATTTTGCCCATGGTTACTATGATGTAACTGATGAGGGTGATATAACCACTAGAAATTCATATAATAGTTGGGATTATGCTAGAGACATTCCACAAATTAATGGTGAATATGTAACAGACGCTATTGATATAAGACCAAAGGTAGATACTTATACAGTTGCAGAAAGTGTTAGATCTCCATTTGAATTTTTTGGAAGAACATTTAATGCATCAGGAAGTTCTGCTAAAAACATATTAGCATCTGATGAATCAATTAATCTTACTTTCTCACATTTTGTAGGTAGAACGGATAGGATCTTCTTAGATAAGACTGGAAGATTCCAAGTCAAATATGGTGATCCATCAGAAAAAAGAGAAAGACCAACTGGAGTTGATGATGCTATAGAGATTGCAAGTGTTAAATTACCCCCATTCCTATTCCAACCAAGACAAGCGGAAATTGATTTCTTAAAATATAAGAGATATAGAATGCAAGATATTAAAGAACTTGAGGATAGAATCAAGAATCTTGAATATTATACATCTTTATCAATGCTTGAAACAACAACATCGAATTTGTTTATTCCTGATGCTGATGGATTAAATAAATTTAAATCTGGTTTCTTCGTCGATAACTTCTCAACCCTTCAACCACAGGAAACTAATGGTATTAAAGTTAAGAATAGTTTAGACACTAAGAAAAATGAATTAAGACCACAACATTATTGCACTTCCATAGATCTAATGCCAGGCCCAGTTGAGGGTGTAGATGTTACGGCTGATCGTGCTTTTCTTGATGCTGAAGGAACAAATGTAAAAAAATCTGAAGATGTTGTTACACTAGATTACACTGAAGTTGAATGGTTGAGTCAACAGTTTGCTACTAGAACAGAGAGTGTAACACCTTTCTTGGTTAGTTTCTGGCAATCAACTATAAAGTTAAATCCATCATCAGATACATGGACAGATACTGCTAGACTTGATGCAAAAATTATTCAACAAGAGGGTAACTTTGCTGGTATGATGGCACAAGCTATGCAGGAGTTTGGAGTTGATCCACAAACAGGATTAGGGCCAATCACTTGGAATGCTTGGGAACATTCATGGACTGGAACAGATTTTGCAGATAGAAAAGAAGAGAGGATAGAAAAAACTGAAGTTACTGAAGAGCATATTATCAGAAGAGGTTGGATTAATGGTGGTCGTGGTGCAAACCTTTCAAGATTTGAAACAACAACTACAACAACTACTTTTGAGGATACAATTAGAGATACTTTTTCAGTGGATAATCAAGTTAGAAATGGAACTAGAAAGGTTGTTACTGAACAGTTTGATAATGAATCTCTTGGTGATAGAGTTGTAAGTCGTGATGTTATCTCCAACATGCGTTCTAGAAACATAGAAGTTAGAGTTACAAAATGCAAACCACTTACACAATTATATGCATTCTTTGATGGTGTCGCAGTAACAAAATATGTCACTCCTAAACTAACTGAAATTACCATGACAAGTGGAACTTTCCAAGTTGGAGAAACTGTTGTTGGAAGAATGCCAGGATCTGGTATACCAGCAGAAGGAACAGATGTTCCTGCGATTAGATTTAGAGTAGCACAGGCAAATCATAGATCGGGCCCATATAATGCTCCAACAGAGGTTTTTGCAAAAAATCCATATGTTTCACAAGTTAATGAAACAGGTCTTGAGACATTCTTAGGAACACCAGGTCTTGTTCAACTTGCAGGAAGTGGTGATGGATCTACAAATATGCCAACAACATATTCTGCAACATCAACTATATTGAATATTGATACAAAAGCATTAGCAGATCAACCTCAAGGAGATTTTTATGGATATACCTCCACTGGAATGGAACTTAGAGGTGAAAGTAGTGGTGCTACTGCAACTATCACTACAAAAAGATTAATTTCTGATCTTGGTGCTAATTTAGTAGGTAGTTTTTATATTCCAAATCCAAATAGTGGTAATCATCCAAAATTTGAAACAGGAACAAAAACATTTACAATGATTGATAATGAAACTAATGATCAAGAAAATACAGATACATTTGGTGAGGATACTTATACTGCTTCTGGAACCTTAGAGACCGTTCAAGAGAATATAATTTCTACTCGAAATGCTATCATACAAAATAAACCCACAAAAGATGAGAGACAGGTTAGAACACTGACTGGTTCTACTGTTATGAAAACAGAAGCGATTAAATCTACAGAATCTACAAGTTCTAATCATAGATGGTATGACCCATTAGCACAATCTTTCCAAGTCACTGAAGAGGGTGGTCTATTCATTACTAGTTGTGATGTATATTTCCAAAGTAAAGATGACATGGATATTCCTGTAACAATACAGATTAGAACCATGGAAGGTGGAGTGCCAACACAAAAAGTATTACCTTTCTCGGAAATAGTTTTAGCACCAAATCAGATTAATACATCAACAAATGGAACTGTTGCAACCAGATTTAATTTTGAAGCACCTGTATATCTTGAAGGAGATAATACAGAATATGCCATATGTTTAGCATCATGGTCAACCAAATATAGTGTATTCATATCAAGAGTTGGAGAATCTGATATATTAACTGATGAATTTATATCACAACAGCCATATTTGGGATCATTATTTAAATCACAAAACGCTTCCACATGGGAACCAAGTCAATGGGAAGATCTTAAATTTGTTCTCAATAAAGCAGTATTTGAAAGTAGTGGAACAATGGAAATATATAATCCAATTCTTGCCGTAGGTAACAATCAAGTTGCTAAATTGATGCCTAACTCAATTAATATAAATTCAAAACAAATTAGAGTTGGTATTGGAACATCATTAGGTGATACTGTTATAAAGAATGGATGCACAGTTCATCAACAGTCATTTAATGATGGTGATACCGTTTACGCTGCTGCATCAAATGCATCAGGTGATTTTGTTGGAACTGCTGGTGTGGGAACAGGTAGCATGGGCATTGTTAATGCAGGTCTAGGATTTACACCATCATCTGGAACATTCCTTTACACTGGTATTGGTCTTACTAATATAACTGCTGGCGGTGATTCTATGACTGCTGACATAGTAGTGACTGATGGTGGTATTTCATCTGCAAGAATCATAACTTCTGGTAGTGGATTCCAACAAGGCGATGTTCTGGGAATTGATAAAATAGAATCCTCTGATGGAAGTACTTTACCTGGCAGAAATGCAAGACTATCTGTGGTTTCTATCGGTAATACTAATGAATTAATTCTTGATAATGTTCAAGGAGATTTTGCTCTAAATGGAATATTAACTTATAGTTTCCCAGAAACTGGTGTAGTTAATTCTGGTATGACAACTTCATTAAACACAAGAATTGGAGCTCAGGGAGCAGCATCTGTTGGTGGAGCAAATACTAATGCTAGAATTACTAGGGCGATAAAAATAACAGAAGTAAGTGATGGATTACACTTTACTGTTGATCATAGAAATCATGGTATGCATCATGAGACAAACAGGGTAACAATTTCTGGTGTTGAATCTGATGTAGTTCCAACAAAACTATCATTACCATATGGTTCTAGTTCTACTTCAACAATATCTGTTGAAGGCACTGATAACTTTACCACTTATGAGAATGTTGCTGTTGGTGCAACAAACCCAGGCCTATTACAAATAGGAGATGAAGTTATTAAATATACTGGTGCTTCTGGTGGATCAATCACAGGTATAACAAGGGGAAATAATGCAAAAGGATATATTAAAGGAACTCCTGTTCGTAAGTATGAATTAGGTGGTGTATCTTTAGCAAGAATTAACAGAACTCATTTATTAAGTGAAGTCACTGATACAGATCCTGCACCAATCACCTTTGATAGTTACACTATTAAATTAAATACTGGATCTTTAACTGCTGCAGAAACTGGATTATCATTTACTGTTCCTGATAGAACAAGTGATACAAGTGCAAACAGTAATCCTAAATTATACTTTAATGATACTAAATCGACTGGTGGATATGATGCACACGCAACACAAAATATTCCATTCCAAATTATTAATCCTCAAATTGGTAATGTAACTATACCTGGCACTACTGTATCAGCCACTATGAAGACAATTTCTGCTTCAAGTTTAAATGATGGATCAGGTAAAGGTTCTGATTTACCTTTCTTGGAAAGAGGTAGTGAGGATGTAACTTTAAACAAATCAAATTATCTAAGTTCTCCTAGAATGATCGCTTCTAGAGTTAATGAAATTAATAATGCTGCAACTCAAGCTGCAAATGGTGATAGATCATTTGGTATGACACTGACATTAGAAAGTGCAAATCCAAATTTATCTCCTGTTGTTGATTTACAGAGAATGAGTGCAATTCTAATTTCTAATAGAGTTGATTCACCAATTTCAAATTACATAGAAGATTCTAGAGTAAATTCATTATTTGATGATCCAACAGCATGTCAATATATTTCTAGAGAAAATGGTTTAGCGAACTCAGCATCATCTATTAAATTATTACTTAACGCTCACGTTAATAACTTATCTGATATAAGAGCATACTACGCAATTAGTGTTACTCCTAATTTTGATCCAATATTTGAACCATTCCCAGGCTATACTAATTTGAATGATTTGGGTCAAATAATTGATGCGTCTAAGAGTGATGGTAGACCTGATAGGTTAATTCCTAAACCTGATGTTGGAGGATTCTCTAATGAAAATGTGACATTCAAAGAATATGAATTTAATATGGAAGATTTACCACCATTTAGATATTATAGAATAAAATTTGTATTAACAGCATCAAATCAAACATATGTTCCTAGAGTTTCTGATTTAAGAGTTATCACTTTAGCATAATGTCAAATTTTATTCCAGTTGAAGGTAACTCGGATTTGGTTAGAGATCCAAGAACTGATCAAATTATCAATACTAATACGTCTGCTTATGAACAATATGTGAGTCGTCGTAAGCAGCGTAAGATTGAAAAAGAAAAATCTTTAACTATTGAAGAGGATCTTGCAAGTTTAAAAAGTGAAATGAATGAGATCAAATCTTTACTAAAGGAGTTAGTAAATGGCAACTAAAAAAATTACTTTTGATCCAGAGGCAGGAGTTGCTTATGCAGCAAATTTTGTCATGCTTGGTGGTGCTAATTTTGAAGGTAACTTTGAAGTTGTAGGAACATCAAATACTGCATTTAATCTTGAAGGATACTCTGGTTCATCTCAAATGACTAAGAGTGTCTCTATAGGATCAACTGCTTTTCCTGCAGCAACTTTTGCTGTTGGTTTCACAAGTGCTGCTGATGGTAAAGTTCGCATATCACTTGGAGGAACACAAACTAAACTTTTAGAGGAAGGAAGATATGTGTATGATGTCATTGTTAGTTCTGGAAATACTTTTTATAGATTAGCTGATGGTAACATTCTTGTTCAACCTGGCATATCGTCAATCTCCGCACTATAAATATGGATAGAGGTATAGTATAAAT